CAGCATCTGCATGATTTTCTCCTTGTAAAACATTTAAGAACTTACAATTACCGTTTCTATTTTTCATAAAGTAGTCATTGTTTATTCTAGTTGCTGTCACGGCATCTTGATATTTTGTAATACCTGTTGCTTTTTGTCCTTCTGGTGAACGAGATACCCATGCTGGAATATCAAGTATCATACCATAGTCCATATATGCATCCATCCAAGCAAGTACTTGTTCTCTTTTCTTCTGTGCTTTAGGGCAATTAGGATCTTTCCAATCTCCTTCCCAAACACCTTTACCAATCTGGAAACCACCTGAATCACCAAGTAACCAACTGTTATTTCGATCTCTGTTACGGACCATGTCTTCTTTTGGCGAGTCTTTATTAATATCTAGTTCGGCATGACCTGCACTGTAAAGAGTCCAATGATAGTTAAACATTCCATCTTTTTTGTTTAACCAGTTCATTGCTTCCATACCATTACTATATGGAATACGATTATTGTCAACGTATTCTTCGCTACGTTGCTTTCCTATAAATGTAGCATAAAATCCGCTCAGTGCTGGAAGGAATACTGCATAATCTTTTTGCTCTTTAGTTAGGTCTGTGTACATTTACTTGCTCTGTGCAGGAAGTATGTAATCATATGTTGCCATACCACTGTCTACTGAAATTTGCATAGCACCTTGATCACTTAGACTCATTGTAGCATTACCATCTAAATTAAGAATTGCTTGAACCTGTGCAACAGGATATGCCCATGCATGTTTAAGATCTCCTTCAATCGAACTTTGAAATACAAACTTACCTGCGTGTGTATTTGCATCACCAAAATGAAAAACAAGATCATTTGCACCACCTGTAGCTTCAGACTTTACTGTAAAAACAGTTTCTTCAGCATGTGCGGCACTTTGCAATTTCATTCTAGTAATTGATGCTAATGATGGAGTAAAGTTTACGTCCCAGCTGGCTCCTTTGAACTTAACACTCTTAAGTTTTTCATTAATGATCTCAGTTACCATAAATCTAAAATCATTCTGAAAGTCACCTGCTTCATTTTCAAAGTGAATACCAGTAGGAACTTCAGCACCATTTCTTTGTGCCTTTGTAATTGTTAGTTTACTGTTCTTTTGATATTCAGGATTCTTTAAATGCAAAGCTAGTTTATCTAAGTTTGGCATACCAAAAATATTATCACCAAATTCGCTAACCTTGTCTTTTGTTTTGGCTGTTAAAATAACACTTCTATCTTCAGCCATTGATTCAATTGTTGTTGAATCTGTTGTACCAGTCACCTTTACCAAATTCAAAAATCCTAGCGAATGTGTTTTAGCAACGATGTCTTGTAAAATATCTTTCATAATGCTTCTCCTATAGTTTCTATTATACGATATCTTTTGTTTAAAGTCAACAACTTTTTACCCTATTTCGGAGATCTGTTGTTGAAAATCTGTGATCTCTTTTGTTAAAATATAAATCAACATTCCTTCCTTGACATATATTCTTACCCGTAAAATCTTTTTCTCTATACTCTTCACCCAAAATTCTAATATCTATATGATACATTGTTAGTATGTCTTCCAAATCTTTTTCGGTTTGATAAGGAATTATTTCGTCAACATACCGACAGGCATGAAGTTGACTGTATCTTTCTACTATTGTTTGTACTGGGGAATTTTTTTCTTTTCTATCTATTGATGGGTCAACTTGTAAACCGCAAATTAGATAATCGCATTGGTCTTTCGCTTCTCTAAGCATCTGGACATGGCCTGCGTGTAGTAAATCAAATGTTGAGCAAGTAAAGCCTATCTTCATTTTATGCCTCTATCTTTTAGAAATTGTGCTACGGTATGTTTTGGTCTGAAGCCTAAATCTCTAAGTCTTTTTGTGTTTGCCTGTGTTATATTTCGTTCACCAACAGTATTTATTTTTACCGGAAGATCTGGTCTAATATCTTGGATCCTTACACTTACACCTGTACCAACGTCAATAGGACCTACAACTTTGTCTTGCATAATAATTTCTATTGCATCCATTAGATCTTCAATATGGATAAAATCTCTTTTATGCGGAGTTACATATTCTAATTTGTTATTCAATAGTTTATCAAAGAACATGTTTGCTCTAGGGATAGGACCATATACTGTATGGAATCTCATAAAACAACAATTAGGATGTGGAATATATTCTATTACATTTTTACTTGCCGCATAAGGATTAAGATGTGGTTCATATTGCGAACTAGATCCTGCAACTAAAATTCTTGCATTAGGATAATAATTTAAAATTCTTTTAGTACCTTCAACATTATTATTCCAATATTTTTGAGGATCAGCTAAACTTTCTCTTACACCACCTATTCCTGCTAGATGGATAACCATCTCTACAACATCTGGATGAGGTAGTTCACATGTAAGTATATCATCTCCACTTTTTATATCTACACCCATTAGATCGTGCTTGGTCGAAAGCCTTTGCCACAATGCTGATCCTATAAAGCCTTCATGCCCTGTTATTAGTATGTTAGTCATTCTTTATCCTTTTGTTACTTTCTACAACCTGTCGCAGTATACTAAATGGTGTTTTGTAATGCAAACCAGTTAAAAGTAATGCCATTGTATCCTTAGGAAAACAAGCACCTCCAAAACCTCTTTCACCATCGGGTCCAGGAATCTGCATGTGACTCCGTGTTATACGGTCATCCATACCTACCATTTCTGCAACATTGTTATAGTCTATGTTGGTTATTTGACAAAAGTCATATACTTCATTGAAGAAAGCTACCTTTGTCGCTAAAAAACTATTTCTTAAATATTTTGTTAAAATAAGTTCTTTCACAGTTCCATAAATTGGAGTAAATCCTTTTGCTAATATAAAAACTTCTTCCCAGAAGTCTATATTATCTCCACCAAATAACATGAACTTTTGGTTTTTAAAATCTTCGTTGGCATTTGCCGCAGTTAAAAACTCTGGACTAAAACAAATTTGTTTATTCATATTTTTAATGACTTCCCATCCTTCTAAACTTATTGTGCTTTTTATTAAAATAGGCTTATCATCAGGACAACAATTCACGACCGTGTTAACTATAGACATATCGCAGGAGCCTACATTACTTGTTGGTGTTGGAACACAAACAATGTATCCATCTGAATCATCATTAATTACATTATCATTATATTTAGGATCAACAATTTTTATATTATAGTAATCTTGCAATACATTATGTACTGCTTTGCCTACAAATCCATATCCTATGAGTGTTAGTTTCATAAATTTCTCCAACATAGGTAAGCATAAAATAGTCCACCTAGTACTAATGTTAATAACATTGTTTCTGCGTCTGATATAATCATTTCGCTCTCCATCTATATACTTCTTCTATACAAAAGTTCCTAAAAAACTTACAGTCTGCCAATTTAGCACCTTCGGTAGGTACTGAACAAACTTTTTCATGTTTGCTATTTTCCCAACAATTTGTTGTAATAGGATCTCCGTACTTTTTTAAAAATCTACTCCATGTATCGTCCATGCTCATCATAGCGACTAAAGGAAAAATAAAGACAACTAAAATTATCCACATGAAGGATATTCCAAAGCCTTTGTTATGGTATGGTTGATTCGGATCACTCATGTTCTATTTCCCCTTAAAGCAAAAAATACACCACCTACCCATAAAAATACATGTAGATTGTCGTATAAAATTACGTCCCAAAAACTTTCAGGTTCTCCTACCCAAATCACTCCGGTCATAATACAACTGATTGTAATACCACTGAATCTAGTAACAGTATCACCCATCCATGGCCAATTTTTTAACCACTTGTTTGCCATAAGTCCGCCCGCAAGTAATCCTATACCCGCTCCTAATTCACCATAAGCAACTACCCACCATACTAGATAAGGCAAACCAAAAGATTCAGCGGTTTCTATATCAACAGGTAACTTGTCTAACCCCTGTTGTATAAAAACAATCGCTAAAGGTATTCTAAATAACCAATGGCTCAAACAAAACTCTGGCAATCGGTCACTAATTTTAGCAAATATATTCAATTTATTTCTTCTCCTTCTTTGCTACCAGCTTAGGATGAGGCGTTCTATCGTTATAGATATCCCCAGCCATAGCTTGAATTTGTTCGACCAAGTGTGTTACAAGGTCAACATTATATTCTCTTGTGTGACTTTTGTATTTTTCTCTGTGTGCTTGTACAGCCAAGCCATGCATAGCACTTACTTTGTCCATTAGTTGTTGTATAGTGTGTATCATATTACTCTCCAAAGTCAAATAGGCTGTTGAAAGTGTTGTTTTGTTTTGTATTTTCTAAATCGTAATTCAACACACCTATTAAGTTTCCTAGTTTGTTGTCAATTATTGTTTCCTCCATAGCATCATTATCAAATGGAAGTTCTTTGAACCAATCTGGAATTCTAAGCTCATCAGTGGGATATGCAACAGAAGTATATCCTAGTGGATTTTGTCTTAACTTACAAACAATTACCTTCATGCCATCTACAATCTCCTGTGAATACTTGTCGCCGTTCATACGTTTTAGTGTATTCCAGTTGATACTTGCTCTTACATGTCCAGGCATGTTAGCCTTTCCTTGTTTTTGTTCTAGTCTTTGATAGTGTCCTATCTTGTTTGCTCTCTTTGGAGAACCTTTTTCATAACCTGGACGCTCTTTGAATTCTCTTCTAAATTCAGTAATTCTATCTAGTATCTCTTTTTCACTGTTTTCTTGTAAAACCATCATTAGTATTTCACTTAGAAACTCTTGCATGAATACTGGAGTATCTGATCTACGTAAATCAAGCCCCATTGCTTTTACTTTTCCAGGCTTCCCGTCAACATCACTTCTAAATCCTTCAACGTCATATACCAATGCCGCATATCTTTTCTTTGTAATGTACAGTCCGCTCTCTGCAACAATCTCTCTACCTGCCGCAATGACTTCTGATCTGCTTTTAGGACAGTGAAAAGCTTCTCCCATGAACTTCTCAAATGTCGAATTGGCCGCTTCTGCGACCTGATCATACAACGTAATAACATTTTCTTTTGACCAAGGTATCTTACCATTTTGTATATCATGTTTTAACATTGGATAAGCACTAAAGTAAACAGAGTCTGTGTCACCATATATTACTGCATCACCAACATGGTCATATGTTCCTGTAATCACCTTGTTTACTTCTGCTGACATGTGTTTTACAATAGTTCTGCCACTTAATGTTGTTGATTGACCAATACGTTTATCAAAGAATCTACATCCAGGATTAAGTATTGCACCATACAAACTGTTTAGATTAATTTTCTTTACAAGTTGTCTTTTATCCCAATATTCTATTTCAATATCATTGCCGGCATCTTTTGCTTTTTTAAGTTGTCCTTGCAATTCTTTTCTTTCTTGATACCAACGTTTAAGCAATCCGGGGATCACTCCTTCGTGATCAGTTGTAAATATAGTTCCGTTAGAACTGAGCATCCATGGTTTGTTGCTCTCAAAAATTATTTTATATATTTCCGCACCACTTAATACATCTTCTTGACCGTTTTCCCAATCAACAGTAATTGAAACATCTCTTTTTTGCTCCATTACTGCATCATATTCAAGTGTACCAAACTTACCTTCCCATGCACCAGCAAATGATTTCTTTTGCAAGTTCATTGCTTCGTTCAAATAGTTTTCTGTTAGTGTTGGTCTTAATTGGCCAACTATTGTTGCAGGATCCATGTTCAAGGCTCTAATCACAGATGGATACAGTGAATTCAAGTCCATTGATCCTATCCATTTATGCAAACCTTTTTTAGGAAATGCCACGTATGCACCCGCCGCCGTACTTGCTTCTGGATCACGTTTAGGCCTATTTGGCACTCTCATACCACGCCTGTGTGCTTCATTCACAATAGCTTGTTCTGTAACTGCGACAGCACCCATAGTGGTCTGTAGCAAAACAGTATTTGCATGTGCTAATTCGTTACTTAGATCAATAAATCTTAGTTTTTTGTCCAGCTTGTCCAGTAGTGCAACGTCTTGCCGGTTGTATTCGATGAATGTTCGGAAGTCATTGTTATAAAGTTGATCGAGTGTACCTTCATACACAGTTTTCTTTTCACCAACTTCAAGTTCACCAATGGCATCAAGCCTGTAAGTGTGTCTTTCTTCATATGTATATTTACGATAAAGTTCTAAACTATCTAAATGTACTCTACCTACTAGGTCATAGGTTTCAGCTGATTTACCATACTTTTCGTATTCACGTTTTTTCGGAAGTTGTTTCCATAAACAAAAACGTCTTGTATCATCTTTACTTAAAACTCTACTAACTCTATTTACCGTATATGGAATATCATAACCTTCACTGTTCCAACCTGTGATAATATCACTGTCTTCAATAAGATCTAGGAATGCCTGTAACATGTCTCCTTCTTTTTCAAACAAGACACATTCTTCTCCCCATTCCTTTGTTTGTTCTTTTGCTTCTGCCATTGTTAGTGTTTTTGGAGGAACTGCAAGTGTTATAAGTGCATCAAGCCATTGGAGATGTACTGTGATTGCAGTGATAGGCATGAAAGGATCACTTGGATCAGCAAATCCACGTTCAGGATCAAAGTCAGTTTCAATATCAAAGAACGCTACATTCAGCTTAGGAGCATCTTGATTAAGATAATTCTCACTCAAACATTGGAATATAGGATTGATATCACTTTCAAATAATTTTCTTTTGTTATTGATTGCAAGTTCTTTACGGAAATCTTTAGTATTCTTACTTACTATACGACTTATGGAATCTCCATATATGCTTTTATGCTTGCCTCTAGGATCGTCATAGTAAAATGTATACTTGACCGGATATTCTGTATAAAGTCTTTTACCTTCGTTACGTTCAACGACTCTAATTATATCAGAATCTCTATCAAAGTATGCGTCTACGTAACTCATTATTTCTCCTCGTAACTAATATCGTTAATGTTTCCTGCTAACACGTATCTTTTAGTTTGACTTGCATAAACCTTGTGATGTATCATACTTGGAAACATTACTATCATATCATTATACACGGGTAAATGAATTTCGTCAACCGTTTGTAGTTCATTTTTATTTTCATTTAATTGCACAAAGGTAAGCGGACTACCGTTTTCACCAACATCTAAATAATAAACCCAACTGTGCTTGGATAATGTTCCATGTTCGTGTTGTGGACTTATCTGTCCAGGTAGATATTCTTGAAACCATACGTTAGCATCTATATTAAAGTTTTCTGTAGATTGAAAATTGTCTTTTACGATAAAGTGGGGACCTCTTGGTCCTACTATATGCTTACAATACCACAAGTGTATCATATCCAATAATGGATCCAATATTCTGTGATCTAGATGTATTTCCCAATCTGTTTTCCAACCCCTATTTTCTTCAGCAGGAATATAATCACCTTTTTCTTTTAGGTCTAAAAAATAATCTACAATTTGTTTTCTATTTGGAAATCCTAATTGCCCATGGCGGACAGATATCGGGTGTGAGATGTAAAATGTGCTACAACTATTTGTCATGTCTTCCTGTGTTGCTTATGGCCAACTAACCTTACTACATGCCCACCAATTGGTATAGGGCGTTCTTAACTTTATTACTTACTTGTCTTTACCTACTGTTACAACAAGAGTTTCTAAATCTTCAAACTCATCTGCAACTTTATGCCAGTCACCTTTGTGTGCAACCTTAATAGCTTTATTAATCAAAGCTGTCTTAACATTAAGCTCTTCAGAGACTGCCTTAACAGTTTCCTTCAAACCTTCTTGAAGATCATTAATCTCCTGTAAAACTGTTGCACCTTCGTTTACTAGCCTTTCTAATTTGGCCTTTTCGTCTTGTCCATAAACTCTATCAGTCATGTTATTCTCCTAGTATTGCCTTATTATATTATATAACTTTGTTTTTGTCAAGTGTTTGTTTACCATTTTTAAAAAGTTTTTGGTATGCATCTTCAAATCCATCTTCTATTCTACTCATATCATCACCTTGATACTTGCACCATAAACGTTTAAAGTAGCTGTCATGCATTTCTTCTATTGATTTGTCTGTCCAATAATGACAACCCAAATGCCCTTTTACGAGCCAAAATAATCGATATGCTTCTTTCCGAAACTCCTCTGTCATTTAGAAAATGTTCCATCAATATGTTTACCAATTGGTGCCAACACTTCATATCCTTGTATCTTAGCTTTATATTCGTGGTGGTCACCTAAGTATAAGTATTTATATCCTATGGACTTCAGCCAGGCCGGAACGTGGTGGCTAAACCTCCAACCAATTCTTTTGTGTGGTTCTTGATAATTCCAAGCAAACTGCATACTCATTCCAATTTTATCGTTTGGATAAAGAAGAGTTTGTTCCCATGCAATTAATTTTCCATTTTCGTATAAACAGTTCCAGTCATAAATGTTTATGTCGTCTTGATAAAGTGGATGAACACTTTCAAATTTTTTATGAGTGCAGTACGCATTGAATACTTCAGTTGCTTCTTCCAGTGTTGGTTTATTATGTATTATATCTGTGTCTAATTTGTATTCTACTTTTGATAAATCTACTCTACCGTACATAATAACCTAACCTCTTCTCATTAAGATATGGTTTGATATCTTCGTCCCAGTCTTCAAATGGATTGTCGATCCAAACATATCCTTGTTCAACTAAAGAGTTTTTATAATTTTCTGTTGTATCTTGCCATATTGGAATGTATTCATTCCATTTGTCGTCAGTTGTACCGTCTGGATTACCACTTGGTCTAAAATGTATTTCAATAGGATTGCTACCTTTGTATTCTACATTGATAACAGGAACATCTATTTCTACTAACTGTTTGGGCAGTTCGGGTGCAGTATCTAATTTAAGCCATCTTTTAAATTTAACAACATTTGACTTGTCATTCCAACCTTGCCAGTTATGTAACAGTTTCCATTCATGATAAAAACCTTTGTCTTCCTTAAAATATGTTGCTGAATAATGGTTGCCTTCAAGATACTCACACCAAAAGTATCCAGGAGGTACACTTGATATATCGCCTTTTTCTAAAACTTTGATGGTAGTGCATATACCCATACCACCTAGGTTATAAATTGGTCTAATTACGTATTCTTTTGTTTCTGGAATTTCTGTTGCACCTGGACCACACTGATAACCCATTGTTTCTGCCAAGTACAATTTATTCCACCACTTGTGCAAGTGTGGAAGTTTTCTGTAAAGTTCACGTTCTTCAAGATCATAAAGCCGATAATCTTCTATAAATCTTTTTCCTCTTTTGTCTTGTATTGCCATTCGTCTGTATGTCCTACTGACCACTTTGGGGTATTTTCTACTGTGTAATTTTGTGTACACACTTTGAAGTCTGGTTGTTTTCTATCACCTAGAACTAGGCTTTGATCTGTAAATATTATTCTGTTATTAGGCTGTGCCGCAAACTGACCATTATCTAATTTGATTATGTTAAAAGACTTGTGTTCTGGATCGTGTTCAGAAAAATTTGTGTCTATCACATTTCGTTCTCTGTGGGCATTATCTATAGTGAATAGATATTCTCCTTTGTGCATTTTTTTATCTTTTCCAAAAAATTGACAGTCGGCTAACATTGATTTTTTAATTATTGTTATATCATAATCAAAGCAATCCCAAATTTGCAATACATCTAAAGGAAGTTGTTCTTCTTCTTTATAATCTTCCTTCCAAACAAAAGCTGATATAGGAAGTTTATCAAATAATGCACCGTAATCTGTAAGAAGTGTTTCGAAGTAAAGAGCTTTACCCATAACACTTTTAGCTGTGATCCAAACGCCAGGAGTTAATTCACCATGACCTTTTTCTAAATCATAGAGATATTCTTTCTTTACATATACTGGAATAATCGGAGTGTTACAAACTAAAAAAGACATATCAACAGTATTTAGCTGATATTATATTATAATTACTTACAGTGATTACATTTGCAACCTGTACAAATGTCATTGTGGCATTGTAAACATTCAGTTTCGCAGTGGCAATCATGTCCACATTTTTCACATTTACAATTTTGGGTTTGAGGAGTATCCATTAGACTATATCTTTACGCAGTTGTCTACTGTCTTACCGCCCTTTTTCTTTGTGCCCATACGTTTGTAACCTTTCCAACATACCTTACCGTCAACACCTTTTTGTTTTTCTT